AGAAGCAAAAGATTTACTAGATGCTTATTGGAATCGTAATTGGTCTGTTAAAAAGTTTGTAGAGGATCAAAAGATACGTCACATAAACGAAGAGATGTGGGTTCAGAATCCAGTCAGTAAGTTTTGGCACAGCTTGAGGTTTGAGAAGGATGCTTTCTCTACTATTAATCAAAGCACAGGTGCCTATTGTTTTGACAGGTGGGTTGCACTATATAGATCAAGAAGACCTAATATAGTGGGACAGTTTCATGATGAAAGTATTAACGTGATAAAGAAAGGTGAAGAGAATGAGCACACTTCTGTTTTACAGTGGGCCATAGAAAAACTTAACGAACAATTAAAATTAAATGTTGACTTAGGTATTGATATACAGTATGGTCAAACTTATGCAGATGTACACTAAAAGGAGGGCCATATGGCTACGCGAATAGTTAAACTAACAGGTATTGCAGAATGGGCAAAGGTGTTTGAACAGAACAGGGATCTTACGGGTTGGAAGCCTACCCTTCAAGCAGAGGGTTCCTACGAAAAGTACAAGGGTGCTTGCACTATTGACATGATACTTGATGATGAAAACATTGCTAAACTTCAAGCAGCTAAATGCTCTAAAGATCCAAAGGTTGATCCAGAGGGCAGAGGAATGAAGGTGAAATTTGATAGGAAGTTCGATACTGGATATGATTGGAGCAGCGGTGCGCCTCGTGTTACTAAGTCTGATGACAGTGCTTGGGATTTTGATAATGATGGCACCATTGGCAACGGTTCTATTGTAGAGGCAACGATTGCTGTCTATGATCTACCTAAATATGGTAACACAGGAACACGACTAGAATCTGTTAAGGTTTTAGATCACGTTCAATATATCCAGCCACAGGACGGTGGTAGTTCTCCTCCTGCCACAAAGAAGCCTGTGACAACACCCCAAGAAGAAACAGTTTTATTCTAGGGGTGTAACTAGGGGGTGGGTACTAGGGGTGTATCCATCCCCACATTAAGGAATACTATGAAAAATATAGATACACTTGTAACGGATATATCTGAAGTTATTCAAGGGAAAGGCGGTTGGTCTTCTTTGATAGCTAAAGACATGGGGGATGGTATAGCACAGATCGCTAACGCAAGGTTCTCTAAGCCCCAAGAGCCTAGAGGATATCTATCCTTGTCTGGTCTAGGAACACCTTGTAAAAGAAAACTTTGGTTTAAAGTAAATTGTTCAGAGTCAGGGGAGCCATTAAAATACAATGTGCTTCTCAAATTTTTTTATGGGGATATAATAGAAGAGCTAATCTTGTCGTTAGCTAAAGCATCTGGACACGATATAAAAGGTCAGCAAGACAGACTTAATGTACATGGTATAAGAGGTCACAGAGATGCAGTGATAGATGGTATGACTGTAGATGTTAAGTCCTGTAGTTCTTATGCATTTAAAAAATTTAAAAGTGGTACGCTAAGGGATGATGATGCCTTTGGTTACATATCTCAGCTATCAAGTTATGTTTATGCTGCAAAGGACGATCCTTTAGTTACCAATAAAACACATGGAGCTTTTCTAGCAGTTGATAAACAGAACGGAAACATTTGTTTGGATGTGCATGATTTTACTGAGGATCTAAAAACAAAAGAAAAAGAAGTAAAAGAAATAAAAGCTATGGTCAAAGGTGATATACCAAAAGATCGGATACCACCAGTGCCACAATCTAAAACGAGTCCCAACATGAAGTTAAGTATGGCTTGCAGTTATTGTGACTACAAGAAAAGATGCTGGCCTACATTAAGGACTTTCCTCTATAAGACAGGCCCATTACATCTTGTCCATATAGAGCATGAGCCTAACGTACTAGAGATTAAACATGACCAGGCAAGCTAAACAAAAAGGAAGACTGGGACAACAAGAGATAAGGGACAAACTTTTGGAGACATTTCCTGATCTTGAGCCTGATGATATTAAGTCTACAATTATGGGAGATAGTGGTGCAGATATACAGTTGTCACCAGCAGCTAGAAAAAAGATACCACTATCTATTGAAGTAAAGAGGAGAAAGTCTGAACTAAAAACAGTTTATGGTTTTATTGAACAAGCGACTAAACATTCTGGTGAGGAACCTGTTGTATTTTTTAGATCAGATAGAAAACCTTGGGTTGTCATGATAGGTCTAGAACACTATATGGAGTTATTGAAAGGTTGGAAAACGTGATAAAAGTTTGGGGAATAATAGATGGACCAATATGTATAGAAGATTTACCAGAGGATGAAGAAGCCCCAGAGTATATGGAATATCTCTTGGTTTGCAAGGCTGAAATAGATGGTGAAATAGAGCCTGTAAACTTTTGGTTTGCTGATTTAGAACAAGCATACGAATGGCAAAAACACTTCAGCAAACACATAGAACCACTACACATAAAGGACTCACACAGGGATATAATGATATGACAAAAACAGCAGTAGTATTTACATGTGCACATGCAGATCCATCTGTATCTAATGAAAGATTCGATTGGCTTTCAGATTTTTTATATGATATTAGACCTGATTATGTAATTGATCTAGGTGATGGTGCGGATATGAAATCTTTAAATAGCTATGACACCAGGTATCCTCAAGCCATAGTAGCACAAAACTATGAGTCTGATATAAATTGTTATAACGATTCTCAAGAACGACTAAGAGCTAAGTTTAAAAAGATGAAAAAGAAACGTCCTGCCTTCATAGGTATGGAAGGTAATCATGAAAATAGGATTAAGAAAGCTATAGCTAATGATCCAAGACTAGAAGGTGTGACACATGGTATAAGTTTCTCACACCTACAAACAGATGTGTGGTTTGATGAATATTATGAATACGAAAACTCAGCCCCCTCCATCTTTGATCAGGATGGTATATCATATTCACATTACATTGCTTCTGGTAATTATGGCACAGCTATGTCTGGTGATCATCACGCTTACAACCTCCTCAAAAAGCGTCATAGCTCTACTACTGTTGGTCACAGTCATAGGCGTAATATCTTTTTTAAGGATGACGCTCACCCTAATCCAACTATCGGGCTGGTCGCGGGTTGCTTCAAAGGAAGAAAAGAAAGTTGGGCTGGGCAGTCTAACAACGAGTGGTGGAAGGGCATCGTTGTTAAAAGAAATATCCAAAACGGGTATTATGAACCAGAGTTTATCTCACTGGAAAGACTACGAGATATCTATAGCAAGTGAAAACTTAATAAAAAATATCAGGATAAGGGAGGGAACACTTGACTAATGTTTATAAATAAGTATAACTTGGGGTTTCAACATGACTTATGAGATCACCCTAAATATATTAGTTGATAAAGACGCAAACTTTCTAGAGGTTTCTGGAAATAATTGTGATGTAGTGAAAGACTTGATTAGGTCTGCGTTATATGATATAGACGATATAGAGATAATAAAATGTGAGGTGCTCTTTGAAGATGCTGACTAGGGAAGAAATAAACAGTTGGGACAACCCTGTAACGAACACCAAGATAGGAATAAGTATGAACAATTATTTACCCACAGATTACCAAGCATTTATTCATACTTCTAGGTATGCTAGGTGGCTTGATAAAGAAAAACGTAGAGAGTCTTGGCTAGAGACTGTTGAAAGATATATGGATAATGTAGTCAGACCTAAGATAGGTGATGATTCATATGTTGATCAAATACGTGACTGTATTTTAAACCTAGAAGTTATGCCATCTATGAGAGCGTTAATGACTGCAGGGCCAGCACTAAGTAGGGATAACACTGCAGGATATAACTGTAGCTATCTACCTATCGATGACCCCAAGGCTTTTGATGAGGCTATGTTCATCCTCCTCTGTGGCACTGGTGTTGGCTTCAGTGTTGAGAGGCAGTACATCAATAAGCTCCCTGAAGTCCCTACTCTCTTCCAGAGCGATACCACTATCGTTGTAAGAGACAGCAAGGAGGGATGGGCTAAGGCGTTTAGACAATTGTTGGCACTCCTATGGGCTGGTGAGATTCCCAAATGGGATACCTCAAAGGTTCGTCCTGCTGGTGCAAGGCTAAAAACATTTGGTGGTAGGGCTAGTGGTCCTGCACCCTTGATAGACCTATTTAATTTTTCAGTGAAAGCATTTAAAGACGCTCAAGGTAGAAAACTCTCCAGCATTGAGTGCCATGATATTATGTGCAAGGTTGGTGAAGTGATAGTTATGGGGGGTGTTCGTAGGTCTGCTATGATATCTCTCAGTAATTTATCTGATGATCGTATGCGTCACGCTAAATCAGGTGCTTGGTGGGAGAATGATCCCCAACGCGCTCTTGCTAATAACTCAGTCTCTTATACAGAAAAACCAGATGCTATTTCTTTTATGCGTGAGTGGCTGTCTTTGGTAGAATCAGGGAGTGGAGAGCGTGGTATATTCAATCGTGAAGCAAGTAAAAAACAAGCTAGTAAGTTTGGTAGGAGAGATTCTGATTGGGACTTTGGGACTAATCCATGCAGTGAAATCATACTTAGGCCGTATCAGTTTTGTAATCTTACAGAGGTTGTGGTCAGGTCTACAGACACTATTGACGATCTTGAAAGGAAAGTCAGAGTTGCAACTATACTTGGAACTATTCAATCTACGTACACCAAGTTCCCATATCTGCGAAAAGTGTGGCAGCGTAATACAGAAGAAGAACGTTTGCTTGGTGTGTCACTCACAGGGATAATGGATAATAAACTACTCACCATCAAAAATAAAGGATTGGAGAAAACTCTTGAACATTTACGTGAAGTTGCTGTTAATGTTAATTCTATGTGGGCTGATCGCTTGGATATTCCCAAGTCCACCTCTATTACCTGCGTGAAACCAAGTGGAACCGTATCACAACTTGTTGACTCTGCTAGTGGGATACACGCACGTCATTCAAATTATTACATTAGAACCGTTAGAGGAGATAACAAAGACCCTCTTACCGCCTTCATGAAAGATCAAGGTATACCTAGTGAGCCTGATGTTATGAAGCCTGATGTAACTACGGTGTTTAGTTTTCCAATGCAATCACCACAAGGGGCAGTAACCACAGCAGATCTTACTGCTATTGAACAACTAGAAACTTGGTTGATCTATCAAAGACATTGGTGTGAGCACAAGCCTAGTATAACAGTTAATGTTAGAAAAGACGAATGGTTTGAAGTGGGTGCATTTGTATACAAACATTTTGATGAGATGTCAGGTGTATCCTTCTTGCCCTATAACGAACACACTTATCAACAGGCACCATACCAGGAGATACAGAGATCAGACTATAAAAAATTATTTGATCTTATGCCAAAAGCTATTGACTGGAGTAAACTTTCAGGGTATGAAAAAGAGGACACTACCTCTAGCAGTCAGACACTAGCTTGCACAGGGGATGTTTGTGAGATAGTAGATATAGGAGCATAAGATGAAATTCAAAACAGCAGGAGACTTTGATCCTGTCAATAGTCCACCACATTATACGATACGAGATGGTATAGAATGCATTGAATACATTAAACAAGTCTTGACACCAGAACAATTTAAGGGTTACTGTCATGGTAATGTGATTAAGTATCAGCATCGTCATGGATACAAAGGTAATCCTATAGAGGACATGGAGAAAGCAGAATGGTATCTAGAAAAAATGTTAGAAACAATGAGGGAAATGCGAAAGTAAAACCTTCTGAACAAGGAAAAGTAGCTTTTATAACTGGTAATCTTGGTAATCCCTACGAAAAGAATACCAAGAATAACAGGGAGTGGGAGATGGGTTTTAACAGAGCCTATTTCTTTAACTTAGAGAGAGTTAAAGAGAATGAAAGAAAAAACAATAAGTCTTGAACAAGAGGCAAAGAAATATAAAAAACTACGACAGGCTAGACCACAAAAAGATAGACCACTAACAGCACGTATTTACCTTGCAGGACAGGCTCTTGCAGGGTTACTTGCGTCTAATAGTGGTCGTGCTAGAGTTAATGATATAAAACATGAGGCTTTTGAGTGGGCAGATAAAATGTTAGAAGATGATTAATTATTTGATTGCCCTTGAAAAAAATTCGTCGTAATATTTTAATAGCGTCTTAATCCTGTTGAGGTTTTCAAGACCATCTTCCTGATTTAGTAAGTCCTTTACCTCTCCCTCTATACCAAGTGCGTCCATAATTTTTTTTATCTTATCTTTATCTTTTCCAGATAATACCCTGACTAAGTTAAGTTCGCTTGGTAATCCATTTTCTAGAGCCTTTTGAACATTCTCTCTAACCTCTGCCCTCATATTTTCTAAAACTTCTTGTTTAAATTGTAAGTCTTCTTTAAAGTAGGTAGGGTTCTTTTTTAATGCTCTGAGGGCTGCTATCTCAAAGTATGGTGCAGCTATAGCATCCATTCTATTTTTTACCTCTGCAGGACCAGAGAATCTTATCGCCTCCCAATATTTTTGTCCCGCAGCATTCATCATTTGTTCTACAAGATTAGGAATACTAAGCCCCCTTACACCAAGGAGTTGTTTACCCACATCAGGCACAAAGTCAAGACCCCTTGTAGGTGTAGCTCTTTTCTCAAAAGGTTCTGGAGTTGTTATAATATTATCTATATACTTAAATATTTGATTTAAGTTTTGATTACCTTGACGTAGATCAGGGTTTAAATTACCATCAGTTACCAAACCTACAACCTGATTTATAGGGTCAAGAGGTCTTGTTGCACCCTGTATAGGTCTTGCTAACACGCTTAAACCAATGTTCATAAGAGACTCTGGTAAGTTGTCCGAATCCAAAAGTTCTTGCCCAACTTGCCTTATAGTCTTACCTACATCATCTAAATCTCTAACTGCTTGACCACCTATTTGTAAACCTAACTCAGTTAGCAAACTCTCTGGAACTTGACTTCTATCAAAATCTCTTATGTCTTTACTGTCTCCCAAACCATGTGCAAGTATTTGAGACATTAATCTCATGGTAGATACAGGCCAATCGAAAGTTCTATCTTGGATACTTCCATCAGGCAGTTGATCTTGATTGTAGGCTAGATTATTATTTATTCTATCTTTACCACCTCCCTTAGATTCTAAACCTATATACAAAGCAGTATAAAATGTGGCAATCTTACCTAAATCTTCTGCACCTGTTGGCGTTGTATAGTCTAAGTTTTTACCTGTAGCTCTTCTGTAAACGTGAGTAATTGCATTTACACCAGTAAGATCTCCCATAGTAGCCACAGTGGTGTTTAAAAAACTACCAAAAGGTATTACAAAACCTAATGGAGTTCTGTTAGTAACTGTTTCTATAAATTTAGCACTTGATCTTAATGCACTATTACCAGGAAGCGTTGACCAATTAACAGAGGCTGTCTCTCTCATTGCACGATAAGCTGCCCTATCTAAGACATTTTGAAACTTATCTTTGGTCATAAGAACTGAGGCATTTGGTTTAGCAAAAAACTTTTCTGGGCTCATACCGTAAGCCCTCATAATCTCTTGATTTAAGTTTGAGCCAAAAGTCCAACGCTTTGTTAGTTCGTCTTGTAATCTTACAAGTGTTATTGTTTGTGCACCTTTTGTGGCTACATCAACACCTTTATATAAAATGTTTGCCTTGTCTAAATCAAAATCTGAAAGAGCATCTCTAACACCCCCATCTCCAGACACATCTCTAAACAGTTTTGCAGCTACATCAGGTCTTAATGAAAGTATCTTATTCGCGTACTCTATAGGTATATCAGGGGAGACAACATCCAAAGATCTGCGAATAGAACCACCAAATGATCCATACGCCCTGTTAAAATATTTTTCTGCTGCTTCCTCATTACGTACAATCTTTGCTAGGCCAGCCTGAGTTAAATCTATTGATGCAGTAAATAGATCTGCTGCAGTATTTATACTAACAAGTGCAGCAAAACCTTTGATGTTTGCACCTGTGGTTGATAAGTGAGATGTTAAAAGTCTTTTGTAAACAGATAAAGCAAACTGCTGCCTCTTGGGATCTCTCCCAGGTTTCTCTCCTTTTAAGAGTTTTATTGCATCCTCTTCAGATAAAACACCATCAGATATATCTATAGAATCTTCTATGGTTCTAAGTAAATCCTGAACCATTTTTAAAGATCGACCAGCTTCCGTAGTTTGATTCACAAGGTGTGCTTTTAAAGTTTTACTTGTGGCATCACTACCCTGCGTGACTTTTCCATCCTCATCCATAAATCTTAGTTTGTACCCAGTGTCCTTTTCAAATTTATTTACAAGCTCTGAAACTTTTTCGTCAGGAAGAAAATCTAGAGTTTGTGCTAATACTGCTGTCTTCGTCCCATACTTCTCTATTAATGCTTCATGTGCAGTAAAGCCAGCATCCTTTAGAGCTTTACCATACGCAGGTGCATCTTTAGATGGATCTCCCAAAAAAAGATATTTATAAAAAGCATTTGTAACTTGATTATCAGTATACCTCTGCCCTTCTTTTCTAATAATCCCGTCTGCCTTATCTTTAAGTTCTTGCCAGACTAAAAAGTTTTTAGTGTCTCCTTTTAACAATCCAAAGTTTTCATCAACGGTATCCACTTTTATTTTTGAGGCTACATCATCTCTTAAATCTTTTTCAGCCTGTTCTAAACTCACCTCTAAAAGAGTTTCATCAAACTTTTTATATGCAAGAAATGTATCTGCTAGTGGTCCCCTACGTAGTTCTTTTATAGAAGCACCTAAACCTACCATTGTAGGAATTACAAATAGTGTACCTATTCCTGCTATTTGAGTTTGAGTTTTATTATACTCATCTTGTGCATTTGTGTCTATAAGTTGTGCCTGATAAAGAACGTCAACACCAGAGGCAAACAAAGCATCAGCAGTGGCGTAAGGCATAGCTTTTGCAACAGAGGTAGTTATGTTTCTTAATGCAGTTTCTTTTGCTACACCTTGTGCAATTTGATTCCTATACGCTTGTGTAGTAAGTGCTCTATAGGCTGCTGTAGAGGCTTTAGTTGCACCTGCTGAAAATAGTTTACCTAATCCTAACGACAGGATTGTAGTGGGATCATATACGACAGCCTTTGTATAATCAAATATAGCGTCTGCCATTTCAGGCCAAGAACCATCACCAGTAAATGCATTATCCATCTTATCAAATAACGTATATCCTGCACCTAATTTTGCTTTTATTTCATCACTAGAACTCATACCATAAACTAGTTCATTAGCAACGGTTACAGATTGACCAGCAGCAAAAGATCTCTGATAGTTTTGATAGATCTCAAAAACTTTTTCGTCACTCATTTGTCTATAGTCTAAACCACTCAAACCACCTATTGCTGCACCAGTTAAACCCGAAACAGTTCTTCTGGCTTTTGTTAGTGCACCTCTAGGTGTAAATCTAGCCTCAAGACTTGACCTAACGATTTCCATTAGACGTGGATCAGCCAACACATCTTCTTTTACAAGACCATCTGCATACTCTTCATCAATAAAATTTAGATCAACAAGCTCCTCCTCTGTTTTTTCTCTATCAAAAAAAATAACTCCTGGCTCTTTTACTTTTGGTTGCTCTAAAATTGTAGATTGAACAGGATCAGGCTGTGGAGAAAATGTAATTATTTTAGGCTCTTTATATATTTTCTTTGGAGCACTAGGTATCTCTATTACGCCTGGTTCCGACACTTAATTAGTCTCCTTCTTTTTTGCTGTTAATGTAAAAATATCTCCAGAAAACATACCATTTTCATCTGGTAGCTCTACAATCGTACCTGGTGCAAAAATACCTAACTCCCCAAGTTTTTGTGCCGTTGCTATACTAGAAACTTGTGGATAAATTACCTCTGTCAGATCAAACAAATCGCTTCCTTTTAGTCTAGCAAAAGAGTCTTGTTGCAGAAGTTTTTGAGTTATAGCGTTACCATATAAATCTCGTAGTGCCAAGGGATCTTGTGCTGAGGCTGCTATAGCTTCATCAAGTAAATCTAATCTATCTGTATTTATTTTAAGTTCATTTGTCTGTTCTTTTGAAAGTTTTATCCCAGCATCTATAAGTTCGTTAAGTTTTTTATTCTCTCGTATTAAAAGACGTTTTTCCTTTTTTGCATCATTTAACAAAAAGTTTTTAACTATCTTATCAAAATCTTGTATCTCTTCGGCGCTAACTGGTGAAACAAATGTACCTTCTTTTGGAAAAGAAGTAGCACCAGGGACAAGTCTTTTAGGTATACTTGCAATAATTTCTTTTGATTGTTCAGATAATTCTCTACCTAATATTCTTTCAATTTGATTTACGTCAATACCAACTTCACTAGAGTTTTCCACAACAACGTCTTTTAGTATGTTACCAACAATTTTCGTAGGGTACGGTTGTCCTGCTTCTTCATATTTTTTAAAGTCTTCATCAATAACTTTTGCTAATTCAGTAAATACTGTATTATCTCCTGATGCATAAATTCTTGCTAACTCATCATCAAGAATCCCTGTTCCCTCTGGATCAAAAGTATTTCTTATCCTCTCCATAGCAGTCCTATTTGCCGCAGCTTTTGCACTATCTTTGGAAGGAGTGCCACCAAGTTTACCTTCTAAAGCGGCTAGTGTAAGTTTATCCTCAAAAGTGTCTTTTCTCCGTCTTTGATAAAGTTCCTCTTCTAACTCAGCTTGACGTTCTAGTTCAGCAAGTCTGTCAGCAGCAGCCTGTCTACTAAGTTGTACCTTTCGTAGACCTACAAATGTACCTAGTGGTAATGCCATGTTACTCCTCCATCCTCGCCATCAAACCCTCTTTAGGTTTCTCCTCTGCCACAGGTTCTTCCATCATGGGTTCCTCTGGCATGTCTTCAGGCTCTTCTATTTTTTCTACTGTTTCTTCTGGACTAATATCCATTTCAGAAAGCATTTTTCTAGCACGTAAGACATCCCTACTATATCTAACTGCAGCCTTACCTTCTCTATCCTCAAGTCCCTCATCATACTCTATACCCGCAGCATCTGCAGCAGACTTAATAAACTCGTGTATAATTGGTCCAATAATTAAACTAACATCAATACTATGAACACCAGCTAACACAGCAGTTCTCAAAAGACCTTCTGTAACTGCAACGACACTTATACCATTTTCAAGAAAGAACAGTATGGACTCCACAGCCTCTGCATTATTAATTCTTTCTAGATGAACTAAAGCAGCTTGCTCTGGATCAACCAACTCTGGAGGATTCTCATATGGCATATTTCCTGGTTCTGTCGTTAAAGACTGTCCTGGTATTGGTCTTTTAAAAATCATGACGTAAAACCTTCATTAAATAATTTATATTCTGCAGCCCTTCTTTTTACAAGGCCAGGTAAAACTTTTCCACCAGCTTTATTATATAACTCAATTGAGTCTGATATCTCTTCTATATCTCTTCTGCCAACATCAAGAAGTTGTTTAAGACCCTTTGGCCTATTGTCTGATGTTCCTTCACCACTTCCTAAATTATATGTAAAACTAGTTAAAGCTAGTATTTGATTTTCTGTAAAGTCGTAGTTATATTTTTCCATAGCTCTTAAAACAGACTGTCTAGATTGCTCTAGTCCCTGTTCTAGTAGTTTTCTAGCTTGTTCTTCTGTAACAACCTGATCCTCTCCTGTTGCCTTACTACCATATCCTATAGATAGCTGCCCATAATCATCGTATGGTGTTGCCCTAAACTCTTCAAATTCCGCTACAAAATTTGCTAAATTTTCCATGCTGTCTTCAGAGATATCTAATAAATCAACTGAAATTTCTTTTTTCTCTTCTGCAGTAAATAAATCCTCTGTTGTTGTAGGTGTTTTAGGTTTATCAGGCTGTGTCTCAGGCTGTAACTCAGGCGTTGGTAAATCTTTCCTAAGCATTTTTCCATACCTAGCACCTAAACTATTTGCAGAAAGTCTAACTTGTGATAATTTTGCACCTAATTCTTCTGCTTCCTCAAGCCCTGTTTCTCTCATTGTTTTTTTATAAACATCAAGATCAGCCTTTTTTGGACGCATCCCTAACGCCTCGCTTCTCTTAGGAGTAGGTGCTGTAGGTGGTCTAGGTCTAAGTTGTGCTGCATAACTCATTAGTATTATCTCCGTTTATCCTGCTAAACTTTTAAAAATTGCATCCCCAATATTAAATTTGTTAGGTGTAAAAAAATCGGCAATAAATGCAGTTTTAGCTGTTTGTTCTACCATTTCTAGTGATTCTCTAGCTGCATCTGCACTTTGTTCTGCTAGTAGCAATCTTAAAGCTCTGTCCTTGTCACTTTCATCTGATGCCATAAAGAAACTCATTATGTCTCTTTCTTGCTGCCAGTAGTTATCAAGATTTTTCTGAGTTAACCCATTTATATCTTTGGCATATTGTGCGTTAGATAAGTTCTGTGCTTCAGTGTTTGCAGTATTTATTGCCTGTCTCCATGCCGCATTTGCCTGTGCAACGACAAGATAGTTTTGTGCGTTAAACATTTCTCTTTGGTTCTGTAACGCTGAGTTAAACTCAAGAACCGCATTGGCTTCCTCTGCATTAAACTGATCTATTGCGTTCTTTTGTGCTGAATTAAATTGTGATACTTGTGCTGCAAGATTAGAAAAGAATTGGTTTGTTTGATTCTCACTTGATGCGTTAAACTGTGCAGCAGCATTTGCAGCAGCAGCATCAGAAAGAATACTATTAACTAAAGACTGCTGTTGAAACAATGCTGTTTGCTGTGAGTTACTCAGGTTTGCCATATCTAACTGTAAGAAATTCTGAGCATTCTGTACATTAGCTTGTTGTCTGTTATTTAAATTAGCCATATCTAATTGTGACAATGCTGCAGCCTCTGCCATAATAACACCTTGTCTATTAGATAGATTATTTAAATTTACTGTATTAGCTGCACGAGAGTTTTCCAAAGCAATTGTTTGATCTGCACTAAAATTCATGTTTGCTATCTCAGAAACACGAGCAGCATTTTGTACTTTAGCTTGGAACTTTTGATCAAAGTCTAGTTTTAAGAAGTTAGCTCTTTGCTGCGCATTAAACATTGCAATCTGTTGTTTGTTACCAGCCTCTATTTGTGCAATCGGTAGTGCAGACTCCATAGCAGCTTGTACAATAGCCTGACCAGCCATAGTAGATGCACCTAGTCCACGTTCATTCATGATTGCCGTAGCCTGTCTCATGGCTCCTGCAGCCCAAGCTGGGGTATCTCCACCTTCAAAGTCTTTCATTAAGGTTGCTAGTTCACCTGTAATAGATGCAGCTTGTACCTGACCAGTGCCAAAGGCTGTATCAACTCTTGATGTATCAATAGCATCAGCAGTTACTAACTCACTTGTACCCTGCATCGTTTCAATAGCTCTAACTGTTGGGGGAGTAACATCAGTAGCAGTTCCTGTAGCAGCCTCTACATTAAATATTACATTACCTTCAGCATCTCTAAGTACATTACCTTGTATATCAGTTAAAGGTTGACCAATAGAGGGGCCACGTGTTTGTTGTGCAACAATCTCTCTAGTAGGAGCACTAACCATTATAGGATTACCTTGGGCATCTGTTAAGACATTACCTTCTGCATCTCTAGCAGGAACTCGTTGAGTAGCTGGAGTAAATGTTTGTGCTTTAACTGTAGGTGCAGCCTGTGTAAATGGCATTTGTGCTGCACCAGGATTTACTGCGCCTGTAGATTGTGTCACATCAGAAACTTGAGCTATTTGATCCCCAGCTATTACAGGGGCGACAGGTATAGCTCTCCCTGCAGTAGCTTCTATAACTGTTCCTGGTGCTGCCATTTCAGTTAGGTATTGAACACCCATAGGTGCTACTGCAGATGCAGGGTTTACTCTTGTCTGTGCCTCTATGTTTTGTTTTGTTTGTATATACTCACTAGGACTTTGCTTGACTAACTGTCCCGATACAGGATCTTGAAAGAATACATCTCCATAAACATTAGATGGATTAAGAGTTTGTGTTGCAGCATCTGCTGTAGTATCTCCTGTAGTATCTTCTGCAGCATCTCCTGCAGCATCTCCTGTAGCATCAGAAGCAAAACCTTGAAGATAAGACTGATACGTTTCATAAACAGTATCAAAATCATAACCTGGCGAATCCCTATCAATACCTTGTTGTGATAAATACTGAGTATAATCAGGAAGACCCAGGTTAGTTGTTGCGGTCTTTCTTGCCTGATTAGCATTCAATGCTGTATCATAATTTTGAGATTTTGATCCATCAGGATACTCAATATAGTAGGCACCTCCATCTTCTTTTACTGTGCCACCAGGTTTAAAATTAATTGGGGGGCTTACTATACCACCAGGTTGATACCCTTGAATTACTCCCCCTTGATTTACAGCCGCAGGAGGTGTATATTGTTTGTCAGCAGTAACAGGGTTAAATACATTTGCTGGTAAACCAAATGGTGATTGTCCAGTAACATCAACCTTAACAAACCCAGCAGGAATAGGAGATGCGGGTTGATCCCCATAAAAAGGAATGTAAATTTGTTGACCTGTCAGGGGATTTCTGTATAGTCTTTGAGTTAGTGTAAATGCAGACGTATCTTGACCTGCTTGACGCATTTCTGCCAGAGTTTGTGGCTGAAAAAACTGGGCTTGCTGTGCTGTTCTGGCATCAAACGCTGTGCCTTGTCTTGTAATACCAAGGGAGAAATCTTCTGCAGGGGTAGCTGTTGTAGATGTAGGTGTAGTATTTGGTGGGTTAAAGTATGGTGTTATAGCCTCAGAGCCAATATCTAAAGTAGCAGGATCAGCTTTTGTTACCACACCAGGAGTTGCAGTGGGTGTTGGAGTCTGTGCCACTTCTTGAACCGTAACAGGTTGACCACTTTGGGTAGTAGTTGGTATAACTCTCTCTTGTTGTTTTGGTTTTATATCTCCCCATTCAAGTATATTAAGTGTGCCTTGACCGTAAGTTAAATCACCGAACCTTTTAAAATAAAAACTCTCTGGATTTTCTTTTATTTGTTCATTAATATCTTTTTCATATGCAGCAATATCTGCTCTATTTTCTCTTCTTAAAATGGCGTTACCTGTATAACCTAATACACCTGTACCCATTTTTTCTAGTTGTTCTTTTAAGAATATAGAATTAGCTACATTATCGTTTACAGGCATATAAACATCAGGATCTAATCCTGAAGCAGAAAGATCTTCATCTGTAGGCTGTAATTTTAATCCTTCTCTAAGTATGTTAATTGCTGGGTCATCACCAGTATAAGGATTAGTATCAAAAGTTTTAGATGGATCACCATAGTTATAACCAGATTGATCAAGTATCTGCTGTTTATAACTTTCTCTCCTTGGATCACTTAGATCAATACCTACATCTTGCATTGCTTTATCTAAAACAGAGCTATTTATACCTGTAGTTTGAGCTAAAAAATGAACCTCTGCTAACTTAGCAATAGCCTGTTTCTCTTCATCTGTAGCATTTGTTACATCAACAACTGTTGTAGTACCACCCGCAGAGGTAAGTTCTCTGCCATCAGGGCCAACATAATTACCTGCAGCATTTATAGTTACACCCGCAAGAGCCGGATTACCCTCTGCTATCGCTTTATCAATATCACGACTTTCCCCTGCCTTAAGAGGAGTACCCGCAGGTAAATTATCACTTGTACTAAAAATTGGCATTATCTAGTTCCTAACCATACAAATCCAAACAGACTAGTTACAAGAACTAAAAATAACAAAGTTCCTAAAGTCCATTCTATAATTGCTTGTTTTATTTCCATTTGTCTGTGTTCATGTTCTCTTTTTTGTTTTCTTAATTGTGCTTCTATTTCTAATATCTCTTGCCACTTTGAGGGTCCATACACAACCGATATAAAATCCTTTAACTCTTGTCTCATATTAGCAGCTTTTTGTTTTGCTGCAAATATTTCCATAGCTTCTGCTTGTACACCACCACCTAGCGTCTTATACCATGAGGGTTTTTGGTTCTGACGATCTGCAAAGTCTAAGTCAGCTATTGCACCTGCCCACTTAGAAAGTTGACTACCCATATCTTGCAGATCTTTGCCAACCTGTATGCCTTTTTTAAGAGCATTAAACGCAGCAGTGGCCCCTGCTATTGCAGTTACTGGATCAATCATTAAGCGTTCTCCCCTACGCTTGTATTATTTAAATGTCATCCAGACTGCTGTGGCTATAAATGTTAGTACGGCTACTGTTCCCATCTTTACTGTTGTAGACCATATACTTCTTTTCGTTAATCTCCAAGCATCTAGCAGACTACGCATTTCTTTAATATCACTTGCTGCATCTTCATCCTGCAACCCTATCTCTCGCAGTGCTTGACTTGCGCCTTTTTTTGCTGCCCTGTCTAACATTGCTTCTATCTGTTCTTCCGTCAGTTCTGCCATTTGTTTTATCCTCTAGTTGTGGCGTATTAGCCAGTGACGTAGGGTCAAAAACATCAAACCCTCTACTGTTAGCAAATGCTGCAGGACATCCCGCCCACTTATCTGCACAAGCCTCTAACCATGCTACTGTGTGATGATGTTCAGGGGCTTTATTTTCTTTAAGTAACTCATTCTCCCAATTTAGGTATGCAAAAACTTCTGCTTGCGCTTGTGCTCCACTAATACCCAGATCAAATAAGTATATCATGTTACCCTCATCAATGTGTCCGTTTCGTGGTCTGGCACTATTTAATGCTTGCTTCATACAAGTCATGATGTGATAACGTGCTTCTTCTAGTTCATAGTCCTCTTCTGTTAGTTCTTCTTTACCTATCTTTTTCATCAGGTTGTCATACTGATTAGTAAAGAAGTTCATTTTACGTACTGCACCTTGCATGTGATTACGTGATGATTCTAATTGTCCTTGTATCTCTAGTATCTCTATCTCTAGTAACTCTAGCTGTAAGTCATCAACACAAGTTGCAAGTTTACGTTCTTTCTTTTTTAACTGTACTTCTTTTTTTCTCACACTTATGTAAGCCTCTTGTAGTGCAGCCCTTGTTTTATCTATTTCAGCTAGGGTATGCTTAATGCTACGTATGGGGGTAATAGCTGTTACATCAAGTGTAACTCCCATAAACTGACTGTGTGATTTGTGGAAGTTGCTGGTAGCCTGTGTAACTGCTGGCATCTTTTCAGAGATATTTGTCAGCATAGATTTGTACTCAGGGGCAGCAGTAGGTAGTGCTTGATTTAGTGTAGTTGTTATAGCTAGTTTGTTAGACAAGTTAAACTCCGTTATTATTATTGTTATTAGGAGACAGTTATATCATATTGTTCAATAAAATGCAAGTGTTAATTGTTTGACCACTGTGTGTACCAGTTTCCATCAGAGTGTTTGTATGCACCATTATATACTGATCCTATCTTTGGTCCAGGAAGCACAGGATCAACACCCTCACCGTCTAACCACTCTCTCGTTAGCTGACCCATAGGTGGTACATTATGAGGTCTACGCTTTCTGTTCCTAAAACGAAACTCTTCCTCTGTAATTACTTCACCTGTTTCTCTGTATCTAAGTAATCCCATTGTTCACCTATATGGCTGCTATTGCGTAGAAGATATAGTCACCATCTGTAAAATCATCTGTAATAGTAAAGCCTGATGATAGTGGGTCTATTAAGTCTGTGTTAGTAACTTGTGCGGCATTTGTATTTAACAAAATATAAGGATCATTACCTGAGACTATACCACTCGTAGAGTCCCACCAGTACCAATCCCCTGTTGAGTCTGTACGTTTCAACATAACAAGAGAGGCTCCTGAAGAAAATCCACAGTCTACGTCAGTTGAACTGCCAGAGTGAGACACAGAGCCTACTTTAGATACCCCTGCAAGTGTAGCAAAAAGAAAAGCTACAAAATTTTTACCTGATCCATTAACTATACCGCCATTACCTAATGAAAAAACGCTTGATGTTGGTGCAGTATCATTCCAAGCAAAATCACCATCTGCTGTTGCATCAGTTTTATTTAATTTTAAGTAATCTGTTGCATCTCCATAATATACCACCCAATCCTGCGGCGTCGAATCTATACCTTTTATCCACATCATTTCAGGCGCAACGCCAAGATTATGAGTTATCGTTCTTGCATTATCATTACCCGTATAAATAACCACATCGTGAAAACCAGGAGCACGCCTCCAAAAGTAGCCTATATAGCCCGATAAACCACCGGAGTTATGATAATGACCAAACTGTGATGCTCCAAAATCCCATGCATTCTGACCAGAATTTTGAATGTTATTGGCGTTACTATATATATATCCCTTGTCCTTTAATCTGTAAT